TTTTCTTAAAGTTTTCAGGAAGGATACAGTCTTCAATTGTTTTCGGGCGATATTTTTCAACCCACAACAATTCCACATTTTGCAACATAATATAACCCCTTCATAATATAATAAATCACTCAGTCACTATTCTACGCCATTTTCCGTTCGTAAGCAAGTACATTTCACCATCAGGACCGACTGTCATACTTGCGGTTACATGCTTTTGTGTTCCTGGAACAAAACGTGGACCGCAACTGATTGTGCCATTTGGTGGTGCAAGTTCACCATACTCAGTGCCAATGTTTAACTTGCCATTGTAACCAGCGGCTTTGATTTCTTCTATTACTTCACGCTTCTCAGCATCAGGAAGAACAGCGGCAGCGGCTACAATACCACCGCCAGCAACACCACCAGCAAGACCAAGATACTTGAAGAAATTACGCCTTGTTGCCATTTCTACCGCTCCACATCATATGAATCCATAGCGTTATAACCATCAAACTGATAGTGTATTCATCACGAACCCAATCAGTGAAGTTATTAACTACGGCGAATACAGAAACAAACAAAATTGAAAGGAGAATTACCAGTTCGATTATTTTCTTAGACATTACGTTTGTGCTCCCATAACGAATATGCTGCAACGAACAACATTAGCATAACAGGTGGTGCTGATGCAGGAACCCAGAGAAAGAGTGTATTGACCAGAGCGAATAGGGTGAATATTAGAACGACAACTAATACCTTTAAATCATCTTTGTGCATAATATAATCTTCAAAGAGAAGATGGGGTGGGGAAGGTGAACTCCCACGGCGAGCAGTCTGGCGGATAGTGCCGTCAACCTAGAGTATTGCACCCCAATATTCTTATTTAGCCACGTTTTCGTAAATTTCAACGAAGTCGTTCTGCTCGGCAACTTCTTCTTCGAAACTACGCTTGTGGTAAACTTTCGCCAGTTTACGACTCAACTTTTTAGGAATTTCACACTCGTCTTGCATCTTCTGAAGAATCTCTTTAATCAGATCACGCTCAGCCTCGATGCGAGTCATAGAGTTTGAGATTTCTTGAAGGCATCCCAGAACCTTTGCTTTATCAAGTGCCATTATTCTTCTCCGAAGGTAGAGTTAGCGGCTTCAATCGCAATCCAATAAGTCAAATTCTTCGACTCATTATGGAACTTAGAAACGCCGACTGAAGAAATCTCAACAACATATTCATCAGGAACGACTTTAAGGTTTTCAATCTTAAGAGTTGCCTGGAATTTTATATCGGTGTCGCTATCAAGAACGACCTTTGCGTCGTCGACGATTTCACCCTTAACGTCCATTGCAGCAATTGCGACTTTACCGTCTTCATTACTCACAACAACGTTCGGGCACTTCAAGATTGAAGCAACGCTGAAAATCCAGTTTAACGTTTCAGCAGGAAGTGTAAACTTTACTTCATACGAAGCGATGTTAATGCTCTTGTTTGGAGGACAGAGAATAAGATTGGTCGCAGTGAAACGTTGACGAATCGTACCTTTACCATTCAAACTCTTGAACACGAGAAAGTCTTGAAGAATCTCAACCTCATTGTCGTTCTTATTCATCGACAAAAGACCAAGTGACTTATTCAGGTCATAAATGCCAAACTCATGCGGGAAGGTTTCAGCAACAGTAGCCTCTGCAAGGATGGCTTTGTTAGCCGAAATTGTTCGAAGTTTGTTACCTGGCTTGACGACAATCCCGCTATTGATTGACGCAAAGTTTTTCAAAATAGTCACAGTATCATTAGAAAGTTTCATAATTTACAACCTCATTTGCTTCAACACGATTATTATATAACGAATCTATCAATTTATCAACCCTTACGGTCAATTCTTCCAACGTACAGTTGTTATCAAGAACAACATCATAGTGCGATCCAATCCAAGCCCATTCACTAAAATGAACTTCTGGATATGCATTGCGCATTATCTCTTGCTGATTATTTTGATTACATTCTCGAGCAAGGCTGTACCACTCAGGATCATCACCACGACGAACGCGAATAACTTTGCCACCAGAATCTTTGATAGCGTTGATTTCATTGGGAAACCTCACATCAGCAATTACATAATTATTCCATGGTGCTTGTTCACAGCGGCGCATGACAGTATGAACCCAGAGATCAGGGTGAAATACATCACGACCTGCCTCTGTGCCCATTAGCTGGAGTGCTAATCTTGGTGAGAATTCACGACCGAGTTTTTCCGACCACCACTTATCTGGTTGCTCGCGCCATGCTCTTGACTCAGGCGTATTACCTTCAAGCATTTCACGATTCCAACCAAAAATAATGGAACAAGCATCTTTTAAACTATTCGCATAACTCTCTTTGAAGAAACCATGACGATCTACCAAGAGATCTGCGACTGTACCTTTACCTGCTCCAATAAAGCCAACTAAACCTACGATCATAAAATCTCAAAGAGATCCGACGTAGTTGGCAACTGCGCCCATATCACCAGTGAACGGATATGTTCCAATATGATGAGTTTTCATCCATGGGCAAAGCCAAATTTTACCACCAATTTTACGCCACCACTGGCAGAACATATAATCTTCAGACAAGTAACGATCGCTCTTTCCGTGATCAATTACCGTGTCGAAGTATGCGTGAATATATCGCGAACCATCGAAGTTTGCTTGACCGACATGATCTGGCTTATAGTTGAATTCAGGATAGGCTTCTTTGAATTTACCAAAGACTTCTCGTTGCACCATCATGAATCCAGTTCCAATTTCTAGAACTTCTAATGGTTCGCCAACATTGAATTGCCCTGTACCTTGAACGGCATTAAACACATAATCGCCTGTAACTTTTTCAAGTTCTTGTGGTGAAATGTCAGGTTTACGTTTTACTGCGTCAATAACAGCGTTCCACTTAATTGACTTCTTTGGATATGGTCCACCAATGACTTCTTTATCCAAAGCAAGCATCGCGATAACATCTTTTGGATCGAAATGAATGTCTGAGTCGATGAAAAGCAGATGCGTAAATCCAGAACGGAGAAATTCATCTACAAGATAGTTACGTGCACGAGTGATAAGTGACTCGTTAAAAATATATGAGAATCGAGTTTCAATTCCATAATTCGCACAAACTGCTTGCAAGTCTAAACTAGACTTAACATACATACCATGAGCCATGCCACCATACATAGGGGTGGCTACGAATAGTTTCTTCTTACGAAGTTGTTCAACAGAGATTTCAAGTTGCATTATTATTCACTCCACTAAAAAAAGATTTAACATTATCAAGAATCTTTTGTTGGTCGTCGAGATTCTCATTTACCATCACTTCTATATAGTCCATCAAAGTTAGCGAACTGCGGATATTTGATATTTTAGTCTTACGAGAATTTTTAAATTTCTCGTCTTGATCGTCTTTACGGTCGATATGACGTTGATCTAACGTCGAGTTCTTGACTGTAAGAATTAAGATTTTAAAATTCTCAGGAAACTTTTCTGAAAGGAAGTCTAACATCTTAGCGTTAAACAATCGATCGCCTTCGAAGATTACATTAATGTTGTGTCCGCCTTCGTTTGAGTCTTTATCGAGACCAATGAAGAACTTTTCAGCGTCTGGTTGAACTGCCATTGACAAACGATCTGTGCCCTGAAAGGCATTACCATCATTTTCATATTTTCCAAGAATATAGAAATTGAGTTTCTCAGAATACATCGCATCAAGAAGTTTCTCTGGCTTACAAATCTTCCAATCATCAGCCATCGAAATCAACTTGAACATCAGAGTGGTCTTACCAGTTGCTGGTTCACCACCCATCGCAATCACTTTTACCATAATGCCTCCAAACCTTCCTTTACAGGTTGTTCGTCTTCAAACATCCAATCAAGTCGTTCTATTTTACCTGTTCTCAAATAGTAAGTAAACTTTTCTTTGTTAATTTTATTTCTTGGAGCAAGTCTTAGATCAAGCGTTTCGTGGCGTGCTTGCCACAACACATTCCACTCAATACCTGTCCAACCATCACCTTCTGTTTGAGTAATTTCTTCAGACTGACGATCCAGATAATACCCAAGATAACGCCCATGATGCTCACGAAAGATTTTCTTGAATGAACATAAACAGGTTTCCATCGTGAAGAAATCTATTTGGCTACTCAGTTGAGGGAATCGAGATCTGGTTTCCTCAAGTATTTCCTTGGCATGACTTTCAAGGTCTGCGCATTCCCCAGCAGTGAGTTTAACATCGTATTTGTCGTCTTGCCCGAGGGCGAGATGCAAACCATTACGATGAGAACGAGAGCCTGCAAAATCGTCAAGCATGAGGCTGTCAGGTACACAGTTAATGCCAGCAGTATGAGTGAGGTGCTGAAGATAAAACCAAGTGGAATAGCGACCAAATTTATAAAGAGAAGTTTTAAGATTATTCCAAAGGTTGTTAAAAGTTTGTTTTTCGTTGTCTCCATAATATTT